GGCCGGTCGCGCCGGGTGCGCCGTCCGTGCCGTCTGTACCGTCTGCTCCTGGCGGGCCGGGGTCGCCCTGCGGTCCCTCCGGTCCCATCGGGCCAACGGCACCGTCTGCTCCGTCTGCGCCGTCCGTGCCATCCGTGCCGGGCGGGCCTTGCGGTCCCTCCGGTCCTTGCGGGCCGATCTGCCCGGTGGTCATCTCGACCACGACAATGTCGGGCACGGTCACGTCAACGTCGATGACCTCCAGGGCGACTTCCAGCACGTCGATTGCGGCAATGTCGATACCGACACCGCTGACGTCCACGTCGATGGTGGTGTCGCTCATGGCACCAGTTCTGGGACAGGCTCCGTCACGTCGAGGGTGATGGTCACCGGGCCGCGCAGCACGGTCAGCACCACGTCGGGGGGCATGGTGATCTCCAAGTCCCACGCCGCTTGGCGGGTCTTGCACCAGCCTTCCCACTCGCTGGCGGGCAGCGTCATGTTGATGAACTGCGGCTGTTCGACTTCGCAGACCATTGTCGCCAGCAGCGTGCCGTCGGGCTTGTCGCGAATCTCGGCGGCGGCGGTGGCTCCGGTCAGGTCAGCGGGGACGGTGCGCGCTTCGTCTTGCCAGAGGATCAGTCTCCACTGGTAGGTGTCGCCTCGGTACAGGTCGAGCGGTAGCTCGCCGGGGCGCATGGCTCAACTCTTGACGAGAACGTAGTGCCCGCCCTGCGAGCGGACGATGGCCATTGCCGCCGACAGGCTGTCGACGGTGGACTGCTGGCCCTCACGGGTGGTCACCAGGTACGAGCGCTTCTTGCCGCCACAGCCGCAGGCCATCAGGCACCGACCTTCTCATGCAGGCGGGCCACGCGCTGCTCGCGGATCGAGGCGGTCAGTTGGGCAACGCGCACGGCGCGCATCCCGGCGGCTATGCGCCGCTCTTGCTCGTTGACGACGCTGACAGCGACCAGTTGGTAGTCGATGGCGTTGGGGTCAACGGTGACGATGGCAGCCGCGGTGAGAGCCAGCAACACTTCGGGGTCGGCCGCAGATGCTGCCAGCTCCAACCGCGGGATAGGGAACCCAGGCACGTTGACGATCAGCGCACCGACCAGTTCAAGGTTGCCGCCGATGCGTCGCCAGTCGCCAGAGGGTGCGCCAGCGCGCAGGGCATGGCCTTGCTCTTGGGAGATGCCCGGTCGCTCGATGCCGTGCACCCAAATCCCGAACTCGTCCTCACCGGCGGCAACGTCGGCAACCACGGTGCCGGTGTCGTCGTAGTGACGCACGGTTTCTGTGGGGCTGGCGTCGGCGGTGGCGTGGCCGGTGCCCGCGGTGATGTGCCCGACCGGCACCGGCCCAGCCGATGTCATCACTTCGCCGGTGCGGAAGTAGGCATAGTCATGCGCTGACTTCGGGGCGGTGACGCAGTTCTTCTCACCGAAGCCGACATGGCAGGTGTCCCATGTGGCCAGGTGCCCGCTGACTTCGTTGAAGTCGCCAGCGGCGCGCACGGTCAGTGGCGTCGGACCCTGCAACTGCGGGTCTTGGAACAGCTCGATCGGTGGCTCCATGTCATCCTCCATACAATCACACTGGGCGAACGCCGCAGCGATTTCACGCAGTTGTTCGGTGTCGATGTCGAGCGGCAGGCCGTCGAGGTAGTCGGCCAGCTCGCCTGCCGCGTGCCGCCCGCGCCGTCCGCCTTCTTGGCCCGGCCACAGGTTGATCGCCACCTTGTGCAAGTTCGCACAGGTGCCGTCGAGGTAGTGCTTGTTCTTGATGTACTTGCCGAGCTGCTTGCGGCAACGGTTGAAGTCGCCGGGGACGCCCCAGCGAATCTTCGCTGCGCCCTTGCCGCGGGTCCAGTACGTGCGCAGGCGTTGCGTGTCGCGGGGATGCGTCAACCACCCGGGACCGTCGCGCGTGCCGGGCGCGGCGACCAGTTCTTCACCATCGGCCTTCAAGCTGTCGGGCGGCTCGTCGCCCAGCTTGGAGTACAGCCCGCGCAGACGGCTCTTGGCTTTGGCCTTCTGTTCGGCAGGAGCGTTCACGCCGCCACGCGCTCCGGCCAAGGCAGCCGCGGCGGCGTGAACACCGGCCCGGCTCACTGCCCCTGACGGTGTGAGCACGGGAACCTTGTAGGTGCTCTTGGATTGCGGGTCGCCACCCGGCATGGTGATCAGGCAGGCCCGCCGCCACTGCTCGATGGAATAGTCACTGGCTGAGTACTTGCTCCACGGTTCCTCGCTGATCGCCGCGGTCATGTTGCCGCCGATGCGCCCCCCCGCCCACCACAGCTGCACGCCGTCGATGCCGACCGACTCTGGCACGTTCTCGGGTGGCTCGACGCCGTAGCCAATCGTGACGTGCGGGGTGAAGTGGGGGTGGTCGCCAGCGGGGCGGGCCACGTCGTTGAGACTGTCGTGCAGGGCGGTGAAGTTGGGATGCTCCAACAGGTAGGTGGTCGCCGGTGGATCGTCGTCGCCCATCTTGGCGGTGCCGGTGACCTTGGCGTCGAACGGGTCGAAGCTGGTGGCTTCGATCCACGCAGTCAGTGCCTCGCGCAGTTGCTCGGGCGCTTCTTCGGCGTGGCCGTAGTAGCCCAAGGTGACGTGCAGTTCATCCGCTGGGTCGCCACCTTCGACGGCCACCGACTCCGGGTCTGCCAGTGTCGCCACTGCAACAGCTCCCCGAGGCGGATCGGAGGCGGCAGTGACGACACCGGCCCCCACAGTCAATCCACAGCGACAGTTGATCCATACCTCAGGCGGGCCGATCGGTTGGCCGGGATACTGCAAGGCAACACCGCCGACCATGAACGGCTTACCGGAAGCGACGGTCACACCGTGCATCGGTTCGTGCGTGTCACGGACGCGGTCGTCCAGTTGGGTGTTCCATGTGAAGGTGGCACCCGGCGGGGCGGCGGCGATAACTGCGGCGTTCTTGGCAGCGGTCTCCAGCCAACCGGCCACCAAGTCGATGCTGCTGTTGGCCCGCGTCGCCTCGATGGCCGCGCCGAGCGCCATGACGTATTCGCGAATGTCGTCAACGGTCAAGTCGTCGTTGCTGTCGTCGTTGACCAGTTCGTCGTAGGCGGCGGCAAACAGTTCTTCGGCAATCCGCTCCAGCTCGGCGCTGCGTTGCGTGGGCAGCATCGCCAGGGCGGCTTGGACTTCGGACTCGGTGCTCATGTCGACACCTCGATCACGCCGTGGGTCGAACCCAACAGCGCGCTGAGCACCGTGCCCGAATGCGGGCGCTGCGACATCAACAAGCCGCGCACGTAGAAGTCGAGTGTTTCGACAACACCGGCAACGTCGTTGGTGTAGCTGGCCAGTATCGCCGGGGCACAGTTCCAGGCACCCGCCAACAGGCTGGACGCATCACCGTTGAGCGTGCGGTACACGTCGACGGTGGCCATCTTCGATGCGTCGGTCTTGGGGTGCAGGTTCATCAGCCGGTTACCGGCGCGCTCCAAGGCGCGGTAGACCAACACGTCGCACGCCGCGGCCAGGCCGACTTGCTGGCTCCGGGCTTGGTGGCTCGGCTCGTTGAGGTCGGGAGCGTTGCGTTGCTCCAACTGCGGGGCGTTGTCGGTGCGCAGGTGACTGGGTGGCTGTTGCGCGGGCTGCTGGACGTTGATCGGGCCGAGGTCGGTGCCCAGCAACTTCAACGCAGCTTCGGTCATCTCCGGTGTGGTGCTGCCAACGGCGATCTTGCGCAGCAGCCACAGCTTCTGCTCTTGGGTCAGCGGTGCGTCCTCCGGTTGGAAGCCGGTCTCGCGGCGCAGGGCCACGCCGCTCAGCTCGTTGCGGTCATACAGCTGGATGGCTTCTTCGCTGCGGTTGGGCCGCAAGCGGATGCCGCTGGTGTCGGCAATCACGAAGTAGTCGCCCACTTCGTTGTCGGGCACCAGGCCGCGGATCGCCGGTTGCAGGTATTGCTCGGTCAGGGCGTAGGCCAGGGTCGCCAGCTTCGGTTCGAGATGGGCCTTGACTGCTGACTCCTCGCTGAGCCAGGCGTTCCAGTGGTTGGCGTCGGCCACGCCCAGCAGCACTTCCGGGGGGACGTCCATGCCCAGCGCAAGGCGCTTGATGGCAGCATCACGCATGACGACGACTTTGTCATCCAGCTCGCTCCAGAACTTGAGGTGCTCCTGCTTGCCGAGCGCCTCGGTGGGGACCATGACAACGATGGGCACCAGCGCGCTGGGGTCGCTGCGGTCTTGGGTCGGGGTCATCATCGACTCGCCCAGCACAGCCATGAACCGCGACGCCTGCGAGGCGCTGGGGTCGGCACCGGGTGGCACCGGGAAGTCGACGTCGCTGGACATGAACAAGATGCCAGCACCCGCCAAGCGGCTGGCGATCTGCGCGGTGACGTGTTGGTCGTAGCCGGTGATCTGCGCCAGGGTCGACAGGTTGGGTCGCACCGGACTGTCGGGGCGCGATGGGTCTTGCGGGTTGGGCATCCATACCCGGATCACTAGGTCGCGCTTGTCGAGCGTCAGCGGCCCCATCTCCGTGCCGAAGTCGGCCTGCAAGACACCGCCGGGCAACTGGGTGACCTTGTTGTAGGCCAGCGTTTCCCAGGCGTCGTCCTTGGCGCGGTTGACGATGTACTCGTCACCGGCAATGGTCGTGTGCACGCCGAACAGTTGCAGCATCTGCGCTTGGCCTTGCGGCCCGCCGTACAGGGCGTCCATTGCTTCGGTGGCGGGATTGGCCTCCCCGCTGAGCGGGACCAGCAAGCGGCCCTCGCGCTTGGCGGCGACCAGTGTTGCCCGGCTCAGCACGTTGCCAATCCACGTCGCTACATAGCGGAGTTCACCGACGTTCTCCCAGAATTGCCAGGCTTCGCCCTGCCAGTTCTCGGGCCTGCCCGCCATGTTGCGGCTCGACGTTGGCAGCCGTACAGCGGACGCCACGAACCCCGATGGAACCACGGGAGCGGGCTGCGGTTGACGTACCTTGGCCATCGGCGGCCGACACTACTACTCACGCTGGTCCTCGGGAATGTCCCGGAGACACAGATAGCTGGCGAGCCATGCCGTCGCCGCCCACACGTTGCCCAGCCACCACGTCCAGTGCAGGCCGCTCGACCATCCCCAGGCGACGTTGACGATGGCCACATACGGTGCCGCGCACCACGGGCAGTCGAGTACGTCGATCCACGATGGAGGCAGCAGCTTGGCGATCTGCTTGCGTAGCCACAGCACCGGCGGGAAGTCGTCATCGACAATCAGGCGGACCATCCGCGCCGTGGCCAGCACGCCGACCACGAACGCGGCAACCATCACGAACGGCTGATCGAACGTGATGTTGGTCTGCTCGGCAATCACGCCGATTCCATCTCGTCTTCTGGATGCGCGCCGCGCTCTTTGGCCTTCTCCGCCCAGCGGATGATCGCCGCGTCACTGCGCTCGCTCTTGTCGAGGACGAAGGCGCACTCGACAATGCCGACGCCGACGTGTTCGCCGTTGGTGCGCACCACTGCCCACCATTGGTCGTCGGGGTCTTTCCACAACACGATGCGGTCGATGGCATCTTCGATCATCCCGTACACGGGTTCTTCTGACTGGTCTGCGGCAAGCAGTCTCATTGGCCGGAACTCTCTTTCATTGTTCGAGGACTATGGATTTCACAGCCCACATGATGCAGTCCTCCAGGTGGGTCGCGGCGATGCTGCGCTCGCGCGACAACGGACAGCTGTTGGCGATGTCCCACGCCAGCACCTTGCCCGCGTCGCGCAGTGCTTCGATGCGCTCGACCTGTTCGGGACTGGGAGTGTGGTTGGTCATGCTGTTGGCCAACCGTTGATACAGCTCGTCGTCGTGATGTTGCATTTGCAACTTCTCCGGATCGAAGGCGATCTCGCTCAGCCAGCCGAGTGGCTGCTCCCAACCGGCATGGTCGGGGGGGACGTGCTCGTCGCAGGCGTAGGCCTCGTTGGGGCCGCGGTGGTGCCATGTGGCCAGCGAATTGCAGAAGCGGCTATCGCACAGCGGGCGGTCACTCATGGTTGGAAGCCTCGCACATGGGCCGCCAATGGGCGGACAGGACGGACGTGCCGCCGCAACGATGCGGGCGTGGCGATGTCGCCGGTGCGGGCCTTGCCCGCGAGTTCGGTCATCCCGTGGACCAAGGCGTCAACACGGTCGGGGCTGTCGCGGTCTTCGTAGGGTTGCCACGTCGTCATCTGTTCTTCCAGCGTCTCGAGAATTCCGACGTGGGCCACCAGTCCTTGTTCATACAGGCCGACAATCGGCTCGGCGCGCAGGCTCTTGCCGCGGCGGCTGTTGATGCGGATGATCCGCTTGTTGATGCCACTGGCGCGCAGGTTCTGGACGACAAGGTCGCCACCGTAGTTGTCCTCGCAGACCACCGCGTCGGCTTCGTATTCGTCCCAGGCGGCGTCAACCGCTTTGGCCCAGCCGCTCGGGCTGTGTTTGCCGCTCCTGTCGGCAAGGGGGTAGAACCTCCCATCCACCCCCTTGCCGATGACCACGATGCCGGTCTCGTCAGAGTGCTTGTTGGCGGTTCCGGCCGGGTCGACTGCGACCACCACGCGGGCCATGTCTGGCCCGATGAGCACGCGGTGTGGTTCGATCATGTCGAAGTTCCACAGTGCGCCTTCGACGTCGGCCAGCAGCTCGCCGTAAATCTCCTGCCTGCCTTGCCTGGTGCCCTCATACTTCTTGATGACGATCTCTGCGAAGTTGGGGGCCAGGTTGTCGATGTTGTCGTAGGTGCTGGCACTGCTGATGCGCGTCGTCGGGGCGGCGATCAGCTCTTTCATCCAGGCGCGCGGCTTGGGCGTGGTGGTGACGACGATGCGCGGCTGTTTGCCGATGCGCAACCCGAACATCAAGTTGTCCCATGCCTCTTGGACGAGCGGCCAGTGGGCGGGTTCGTCACACCAGGCGAAGGCATGCTCGGGGCCACGCAGGCGGTCGGGTTCTTCTGCGCTGAACGTGGTGCCGACGCAACCGTTGGGCCACGTCAACCTTCGCTTCGACGGCTCGTAGGTGGGTCGCCAGCCGGGGCGGGCAATGGTCAGTAAGCCAGACTCCCCCTCCAAGAGCGTGTCGCGCACGTCGGCACCTGTTGCCGCCACCAAGGCGATGCGGCTGACGCGCTCGGCCACCCGGTGGGTGAACTCGGATCCTGCCCTGGTCTTGCCTGCCCCACGGCCCGACTTCATCAGCCACACCAGCCAGGCGTCGTCGGTGGGGGGACGCTGACTGCCGCGGGCATGGTTCCATTCCCACACGTCGTGGGGCTTGCCGTCGCAGTTGGTCAGCGGGCAGTAGAACGGTCGCCAGTCGTCGTTGCGCGACTTCTGCAGGCGCTCTAGCGCGGCTTGCTGGGCGGCGGGGGTCCAGTCTTTGTAGATGTCGAGGTCGGGGTCAGCCATCGGCCCAGGCTCCCAGGTCGCGGGCCAACGACGGTATGTCGGGCGGTTCCAGGCCGTAGTCGGCTATCAAACAGCGGGCGATGCACGAACGCAGGTAGGCGTGCACGCTGAGGCCTTTGTCGACCGCGGCAGCGCGCACCAGGCGGAAATCTTCGCCCTTCAGCTGCACCGAGGCTATGCCGTTCGGCGGTACGTAGGCCAGCTGGC